CTACCTCTTTCGTTAACCTAGTGCAACCTGATTCAAGCCATACATACGGATTCTTTCTATTCGTTAAATACTTAGAATTTAATCGGTGTGTATGACCAGTGCTTCCACTACCCATATATTCGAATATGTTTTTCTCTGCTGCGCTTTTGTTCAAACTTAATCCGTGTGTAATATCGAAAATATTAAATAGATTATAAACATCGCTTTCGTCATAAATAAAGCCGTCACTTTCCTTTAAATCTAACATTTCATTGTACTTAGTACTATTATAATTTTTATAAAGTACTGCTAATCGTGCAAGTTGTTTATCCCCTAAGTTATAAGGGTTGGTTATTCTTTCATCGTGGTTGCCTAATCTAACCCTTATCTTTGCATCCGTACTTAAACGTAAAGGCTTGAGTATCTGCTCTTTAGTGTATTCAATCTCTCCAACTTCGGTATATCCTTTTAGTATGCCCTCCTGGTAAAGTTTCTGACTGTGCTTAGATATATAAGGCATATCCGTTACATCGCCATTAATAATTACCTCATCAAATTTATTATGTTGCAATACTTGATTAATACACCTTAAGGCTGAAAGGTCTGCCAACCATCCGTGGCAGTCGCTAAATATTAATACCTTATAAAGCTGCTTATCAAATAACTGTTTCTGTTGCCACCATTCCGTTTGTGTTTTGTTGAATCTTGGGCGCATAAATTTTATTTCGTGAAGTATAGTTTTGATTCGGTTGCTCTTCTAATTGTTAAACCTTTTAATTGTTTACCACCTGCTTTATCCCATCTCATAAATTCAGCTTCAATGGTCTTGTCATTAGGGTTTGCTTTTACCTTTTTAAATAAGGTGCTTCTGGTCAATGCTGCACTACCACAATTATATTGAAATAATAATAAAGCATCAAATTGGTTCTGTGTAACTATTGTTTTACCTAGTTCTTTATTTAGGTATTTCGCTTTCTTATCTACTTCATTTTTTAATAATGCTTCCGCTTCTGCTAGGCTTATCTTACTGCCCATTATTATAGAATTGCCTTTTAAATCCATTACACTACCATACCCAATAGTAACAACATTTGCCGGACATCTATAAGCATCTAATTTACAACCTTCAAATAATTTTAATAACCTGTAAAATTCATTCGATGGTGTCATATATCTAGTATTTTTATAAGTTTAATTAAGTAAGGTACGGATAATCCAATTAAAAAAGCAATTAACCAATAAATAACTTTATTTTTTCTGCCTACTTTACTAATTAATTCCTCATTTGATTTCTGAATATTAGTAGTAACTTTTAAAAGGGAATCTAAACTAGCATTTAAGATTGTTAATTTAGCAGTTGATTCTACCGTCTTAGTAATTGTCTTGTACGGTAATTTAACGTACACTTTTTTCGTCCCATAAATTGTATCTATTTGGGACAAGATTGTATCAAAGTGAGGGTAAATTACTTCAATAGCTGTATCAAAGTGAGTGATTATTGTATCTACTTTAATAACATTACAAGGGAATGAATCTAAGGCGATTTTAGCCACTATTTCAGGATAGCTGCCCAATGCCTTATTAACTTGTTTAACCGCCTTATTTTGGGTGTAGCAGCCTCCTAATAAGAAAGCTGCTACTAATATCTTATAAACCCTTAACATCGTGGTCTTTTGAATATAGACCTAACAATACCACTCCAATAGCAGCTACTAATTGTAGACCGCTTTTGCCTGTAAAAGCACCTTGATTATATGCCTCTACCAAAGCATCTACTATAAAAGGTACACCTGCCAATAATCCGGCAATACTTGTCTTAAAGTTTTTCATTTTTATCATCTTTTAAAAGTTTAAAAAGTGTGTAAGCTATTGATAATATTAATAATGTAATGCGTAGGTAAGTTTCAATATTTGTCATTGATACCGAAAGCGCAAAGCCATTAAATAAATATATCTTATAATCTTGTGGATTCATTAGTCTTGTTTTACGAATCTTGGATATTGACTAAGAATATACTCATCTATCGGAGCATTGCTAATTCCCCATACTGCAACTATTGAAGCAGGGATATAACAATTAAAATCAGCTAACTGATTGTTGTTTTTACCTCTTAATGTTACATAGGTATTACATCCCTCTCCGTTACTTGATAGGTTGTTAGCAGTCCAACTTAATGACCAAGCAGATTCTCCTTGATAGTTAACGATAACTGGCTTAATTAAGATGCCACCCTTTTGGTAATAAATGGTGTCTTTCCCAATAATTGCAGTATCGCTAGAATTTCTAAATGGTTGCGCTTTTGTTGACAATGATGCCAAGATTAAAGCAGATAAGATTATTTTTTTCATATTATTTCTTTTTAGGTGTTTCTATTTCTTTAGGCTTAATCGCTATTAATTCGTAATGGCTAAGTGCTTCTAAGATATAATCACTTGCTGCTTTTGAATCTAATTGCTTTTGTATGATTGATATAATAGCCTTAAATCGGGTGGTGTCAATCTTTACAATCAAAGTGTCTGATACTTGGCTAAATGATTTACTTGCAAATAATAATGCAATTAATGTTGTTTTTAATTTCATGATTTAATTTTTAAACGTAAATAAAAGATGTGTTATTTATTATTTTACCCAATAACATAGCTGATAATGATGCTTGTGCTGATTGAATTGTCTTATATTTATTAATTAATAGTTTAGAAGCCTCTGTACAACTTTCATAAAATATACCTGTTTGTGTGCATAAAATATATTTATTCCTTGTCTTACCTAATTTTCTAGCCCATTCTACTTGTTTTTCAGAATGCTTTATTAAATTATTTTTATGAGCATGAGTTATATTTTCAGATGCAGTTACCCATTCAAGATTATTAACTTTATTATTCCTTCTATTTCCATCAATATGATTAACCTGTGGTTTATTACCTATATTTTCAACAAAACTTTCTGCAATCATTCTATGTAAATATCTGTATAATGGTTTACCATTTTTAGAAAGAGAATAATATAAATACCTTCCACTTTTATTTGGCTCTAATATCTTATTTGTCCTTGAATTAATAATTTCTCCTTCATTACTAATTTTATAAAGACCTTCAAAATTAATTATATCTTTCCAGATTTTCATTATTTGTTTTTTAAAGTTTGAATTTCTGTTTGTAATTCTTTTATTTGTGCTGAAAGTTCTTTGATTGCGTTTACCATAATAGGAACTAATTTTGAATAATCTACTGACTGCATTTCTTCTGCATCTTTTACCCCTTGTACTGCATAAGGTATAACCTCTTGCAATTCGTGTGCAATAACTCCATACATTCTAGAATTACTTGTTTTCCATTTATAGTCATAAGTTTTAACCTTATTTATTAATGATAAACCGTCATACTGTATAAAATCTTCTTTAAGTCTATAATCTGATGTAACATTATATGAAGTAACAGAACCATTATGTGAAATAGAACCTAATACACCTGAACCATTTCCTGAAAATCTTATTAAAGTACCTGATACAGCTTCATTTGCAATACTTGCAGGAATACCTCCATCATTTCTTACAGTCAATGTACCTGCTCCACCTGAACCTGCTCCACCTGCTGTAAAAGCAGTTGCTGTTACACTACTACTAAATGTAGCAGCATAAGTTGAGTTATTTAATAATAACATATTAACTGTATTAGTTGAATTATTTATTGCAAAATCAACTGCACCACTAAATATTCTTGCACTATTTGTTGAAAAATATAAATTTGCCGTTCTTACTGTACCATTAACATCTAGTTTATATCCTGCATCTGTAGTAGTTCCTATTCCTACATTTCCCCCACTTGTAATAGTCATTCTTGCAGCCTGATTAGTTCCAAACTGTAAAGCAGTATTTGAAATAGATTGTAAAAGTGTAGCATTAGATAATCCTCCTGTCATTAAATCTCCACCTGCATTGCTTTCTATTCCATAAGAGCCAACGCCTGTAGTATTAGAAACTCTATAAGCATTTACTGCTCCTGTAGTTGCAGCATTACTATTAAAGTTTGCACCTGAACTACCAAAGCTACTTGTTACACTACTAGAAAAACTAGCTGCTCCTGTAGAGGCTATGGTAAGTCTTGGTGTATTGTCTGTTTTAATTATAAAGTTATGACCTGTTGTAGTGCCAATGTATAATGAACCTAAATTATCATCATAACCTATTGCTCCTGCAACTGCACTTCCTGCTCTACCAAAAGTTATAATTGGATTATTTGATGTAGCACTTGTGTAAGCACTTGTAGCATTTAAAGCAAATCCTGTAGATGTATTTATTAAACTTTCTATTGTACCTGTGATTGCTCCTGTAAATCTAGCTGTACCTGTAACATCAAATATATAAGAAGTATTAGTATTTCCTATTCCTACATTTGTACCATTATCCCATATAAGACTATTACCTAATGTTGTTGAACCTGTAAACTTTGCGTGATAGTTTGCAGTTCCTGTTCCTGTTACTGGATTAGTTAAAGCTGATTGCTTACTATTAAAAGTAGTCCAATCAGCAGAAGATAAAGCACCTCTATTAGATGCAGAAGCAGTAGGTACATTTAATGTAATTACTGGAGTAGTAGAACCATTTGCAACTGTGCTTGATAAATCCGTACCGCTTGTGCCTAATGTTAAAGCAGCTACACTTGTGACCGTTCCGTTTGTATTTGATTTGTTATTGAATGTTGTCCAATCAGTAGAACTTAAATATCCATTTACTGAACTGGTTGCAGCAGGTATAGAAATAGCAGGTGTAGTACCTCCGCTTGATACTATTGGAGAAGTTCCTGTAACACTTGTAACATAAGTTCCGGCAGCTTGATACTGAGGAATGTTTAAAGTATTAGAACTAAATGTTGCTGCTCCACTTGTGCCTGTGGTAGTTAATGTTATTGTGCCTTGCTTAGAATTAATTGCGCTTTGGTAACCGCTAAGCATAGAAGCAGTATCACTTATATTTAATTTTAAATTTATTCGGTTACTTAATGAAGTTGTATCACTACTAATTGCTTGTGTAGATAATACACCATTTAAATCTGCAACTACCATTCTAGTTCCTGTACCTGAAAGATTTGATATTACTACATTGCCACCTGCTTTTAATTTCATTACTGGAGCAACATTCGATTCGTTAAAAACCAAATCGTTGTTATCAGATGAAAAATCCCATAACTTATTAGATGAAGATGTATTTTGAAATATTAAACCACCATTTGTATTGGTAGTATTCATTAAAATATTACCATTGTAGCTACCAACTTGTAAAGCACCGAATGAACCTGCCGTTGTATTTACACTTACCGCACTTCCATCATCTTTAATATTACTATTTCCTATCGTAGTTCCTGAAGTAAATTTAGGTACTGTGTTTGTAGTTCCGCTTAGTGCATCCGCTTTTGCATTGATACGATTTGATAAACTAGCCGTATCACTAGAGTTAAGTTTTGTATTGATTCTATTAGACAAACTAGCCGTATCGCTAAAATTCATTTTACCATTAAAGGTATTCCAATCTGCACTTGATAAAGCACCTCTTTTTGAAGCTGAAGCCGTTGGTAAATTAAACTTATGAGTATCTGTAACACTTGAAATATTAAAATCACTGCCTAATGTATCTGTTGCTAAATATTGAGTATTTGCAGTCAAGCCATTTAATGATGCCATACCACTAGGGAATGTCGTTACTATTTGACAAAGGTTACCATTCTGTGTATGTAAGGTAATATTCTTACCTGATGTAATTACGTAAACTCTTACCACTAATCTATCAGTAACTGATAAAGTAGTATAAGGGATAGCTAAAGAACTTAAATATAAATCAGTTGCAGTTCCACCTGTTATTACTTCAGTTGTTGCAGAATTTGATGCAATAGAAGTAAACGTACTACCATTATATTTTAATAATTCTACATAATAAGCAGGAGAACCCCCACTTGATGAAGCACTAAAAAAAAGTTCAAAATTCCACGCTCCTGAAGGTATTTCTAATCTATTGGGGTCTGCTACATCGGTAATAAATTGAGCAATTAAACCATCGCCCGAACTATTTAATCTTGTAAAGGTTGCAGTAGTTCCTATTACTGCATCTTTGCTCATTTGATAATAAGTGCTTCCACCAATAGTACCTTGACTTACTCCACCGTTTAAATAATAATTAACTGAAGAACCACTACCTGTATTACTAGGTGGCAAAGTACCTAATTGACCATCGCCTCTTATATATTGTGCAGCAGTTCCTGCACCTGTAACCGCTAATGTTCCTGTGCTTGTTATTGGGCTATTACTAACGTTAAAAGCTGACGGCATAGATAAACCTACACTTGTAACTGCACTCTTTAAATATGGACTAAGCATTGCTGCAGTATCGCTATATTTTACTCTTAAATCAATTCTATTAGATAATGAACTTGTATCTGCTTTCCTAAGATAAGGACTAAGCATTGAAGCCGTATCGCTTATGTTAAGTTTTAAATTTATCCTATTAGATATTGAAGTAGAATCAAAAGTAGGTATAGTCCAAGTACGATTAGCACTTAAATCATAACCCACTCCGTTAATTGTTAAAACAGTTGCTTTATCTGCCTTTAAATTAATCCTATTTGATAGGTTAACCGTATCTTCAACTAAAGCTAAAGTTCCATTTCTTACTGGTAAATTATATTCCCTTGTATTATTTTGCTGAGCCTGATTTGCATAATTAAATCTATTCGATTGAGTATAGGTACTTTGACCTTGAAGCCAACTTGTATAAAAGACGAATCCAGTTTTATCTGGAGTGATGCTTGTATAATCACTCGTGGGTGTGATGGAAAAGGGAGTATTTTTAACTTGTAATAAATAATCCGATTTTATACTATTAGCATTTAATTGATAAGCACCTAAATCAACATCCTTAATTGCTCCTACATATGGCACATAATTATCTTGTAATGTATCGCTATATTTTGGAATATTTAAAGTTGCTCCAATTAAGGTAGCTGCACCGCTTTTAAAATTAGTTGTTAATGTTATTGAATCTTGTTTTTTATCAATTCTTCGTGATAGACTAGCCGTATCTAATTTGCGTAAATAAGGCAAAAGCATTGCAGCCGTATCGGAATATTTTACTCGTAAATTTATTCTATTAGAAAGGCTTAACGTATCAAGATATTTCATATAAACACTAAGCATTTGAGCCGTATCACTTATATTTAATTTACCGTTAATTCTATTTGAAATATTAGTACTATCTAAGTTTGCTTTAATCCATTGGTAACCACTAAAAACATACAAGCCACTATCAGTTACATTATACCTAATTTGACCGGCATCCCTTCCACCTGTAATATTTCTTAACTGATTGATATTCAACGGAATAGTTAACACACTATCAAATAACATACGCTTAACAGGACCATAACCTGCCTGTGGCATAGCTTGATAAACCTGCGCTTTCAATCCAAAAGATAATAAAACTAATAATGTTATAATGGCACGTCGCATCCAGTAAATTGATTTTGTGTTGAAATATTAATTGTTAACTCTATCCCTGCCAAATAATCTTCGTACTTATCTGATATCGCATTAAAAGTTACGTTATCATCTATTG